TCAGAAGTTCCGCAGAACGGTCGCCAACGACCGCTCCATCGCTTCCCCTGCCTTGCGGGTGATGATCGCCTGATCTTCGTCACTGAGACCCATGAAAGGCCTCGCGGGAAGTCCTGGATGGTTGACCTTCCGCCGATGTATCGGAAGGCCAGCGCCACCCAAGAATCTTAGCGCCTTCCCGGCTTTGGGCAGAATGACAAATGGGTCGGTGCCGAGTTGATGGGCTGCCGCGTAGGGCGGCGTTGCTGCGATCTCCGCAAAGTCCCTACCAAAGTCAGCATGCAGCCCATCACGGCTCAGATTGCCAGTCTCTTTAAGAATGCCTGGGCCTTTCTTCAGTGCCAGGGTTGACGGTCTTAGCGGTTGCCATGGTGTGCCATCTGGTGCGATCTCGGTATCGAAGCGATCTTGCGTGGATTGCAGCAGGTGCTCAGAGATATCCGCCATCAACTCAGTTGGGTCGCCTGACAGCTCCATGAAGCGACGAACGCTGGTCTGGAAGGCCCGGTCATCCCATTCCAGCTTGACGAACTTGGTGTCACTCATGTGGACAGCCCCTCGGGTAGCGGTATCATGGCGTTGCGCGGTTGTTTCCAATGGGAACGGTTACGAGGCAAGCCCCCGTATTATCCGGTTCGAATCCGGCGCCGCGCTCTCACTCACAGACGTCCTGACAGCAGCGTGTACTTTGGCTCGGTCAGGTTGATCGCCGGAACAATCCCAACTGTTCGAAGCCAGTTCGCCGCCATCTTTGCCTTGCGCATTGAGCGATCACCATCGGTGTTGTCCAAATGGAAGACGGCCTTGAACCACCGGCCAGACGGCATTTCCCACGCGTAAATGAGCGATGGGGTGGCGTTTCGCTGGCCTTCCGTCCCAGCGTCCCATAGGACCGCAGTCTCTGCGTCGGCCATTCGATCTGGAAGCTCACGAAGCCCGATATCTATCTCGTGGTCGCGCGGACTCTTGGCAGCACGAATCGCGTGGTAGACACGCGCGTCAACCACACCGAGAAGCGCCGTTTCAGGGGGACTTGGAATCCGCTCTGCAATGCCTGGACGAAGGAACCCGAGCGGCATGGCGACGCCACGTGACATCGGGTTTCCCGTATCCATTTCCGTGAGTGCGCGAGCCACCATCGCATCGTACTCACCGGCCCATTCGACCCTTCGACTCAGCGCATCGGCCAAGGTCCGATCTCGCCACTCCTTTGGGAGCTGCATGATCCGCTGCCCAAGGCTGGTGGCTGCTGGCATCGAGCGCGCCGCTTCGCCCACGTTGTACTCGAAGCCGGGGTCAATGCCTTCGAGCCCACCACTTGGAGCCGTCCCCTTCTTCAGCCCACGACGTTGCAGATCCGACTCGCTATGCGCCCGAACGCCGCAGTTGCAGCCCCAGCCATTCATCGGGTAATGGGTCTTCCACCATGGATCTGTGTGGTGCAGAACGAGGCCGTGCCACGACTGGTGAATCGGCCGTGGATTTCGGCTGTATCCTCGCTCCCCGTGGCGGTATTCCCACCATGGCCGAACGGCCAACATGGCAGGACGGGTCAGTTGCGCATAGCGGCCAGCGTTGTAACTCTGCCGGATGTTGGTCTGATAGATAACCTTGGCTCGCCACGCGCGCCCCTTTGCCGAGCCCTCGCCGGTCCATCCCGTCCAGCCGTGCTTCGCCACAATCGACTCAAACTCACGAGTGAATTCCGCCAGACCGCGCCCTTCACGCTGCGCGCGCAGGACGGCATTTCGAAAGTCATCGAGCAATGCTGCCCTGATTGCACCCGCCACCATGAATCCATGCGCGTGATCACCCAACCGGATGTCATCCCAGCGCGTGCTTGGCACATTGACCTTGCGCTCGAAGAACGCCATTTGCTCACGGAATGGCCGAAACGCCAGCCGAAAATCAGGCACGGAACTCGTCCTCGGTATCCGCTCGTGCGGCTCTGTCCGCCGCGCCACTGGCACCCGCGATCAATTCGCCCAACTCCTCAAGCGGCAGATCAGTCAACAAGGCCGACAGTCGCCCCAACAGGTCATCCATGTCGCTGGCCGCAGAAACCTCGGCGCGGATACGCTCAATCCATTGCCCCGTGATGGATTCCGTCCGGGCGCCAAGCACGTCCACCAGCGTGTCCACATAGTCCGGCTTTTCGGGTGGTAGACGCAGATTCTCTGCATTCGCTGCGGTCTGCAGTGCAGGGGGCTCCGGCGTCACCGCTGCGCCTGGTGCGCGCAACAGGGTTGCCTTTTTGTCCGGATCGGGCAGCCCCAACTTGTCACGAACGATCGACTGCTCAACCTGCAGACCCATGGGAACCAACTTTGCGATCATGTCTACCAACCCTTTCGTGTCCTCAGGCTCAGGTACGACAACCACCAGTTTTGGGTAGTGCCCTGGCCCGAAATTGAGATCCACAAACGGACGGATCAGCGACCGGTTCAGCGTGTTCTGTAGCGCCTTGGCGTCAGCCTGCAGCAAGTCCAGCCGCACTTCGTTGTGTACCTTGGCCTGGGACATCGATGAGCCGTCATCGGCTGTCATCGTCTGCCCAAGGACGCCTTTGCTGATCTGCTTATCCCACCATGACGCCAGTCGCTCGAAGAAGTCCGCTGCCCCCGCCACATTGGCCGCTTGCTCGAACTCGATGCGGGTGGACTCTGGAAGAACGGCCGCTGCGTCGCTGCCAAGATTCGCCACCGCCGTCATCAGCTTGTTGATGTCTTCCTTGCTGGCCCCCGGCCCGTAGCGCCCCACTCGCATAGGCAGACCAAAGATATCAGCGAACGCCATCCAGTCCTTCCAGCTCCACGCCTTGCACATGTAGCCCGGCGCAGCCAGGCGTGCCAGACCTCCACGAATCGGCAAACCGCTGCGAATTCGCGGCTGATGCACGATGAATTTGTACGGCGCCAAGGGAAGCCCATCAAACGGCGCCGCATCATCCAGCAGGCGCAATTCGCGGCCGGTTTCACGGTCGAACCGGAACCAGCGCGGATCGCGATGCTCCAGTGCCTTCGGGGTCCACACGCGGCCTGAAGAGTCCCAAATAACCTCGACCACCGAGTAGCCTTTGCCCAGCGCATCGGTCAGGTCAAAGACAGCGTCTTCAAATATCGGCGCGGCAATCATTTCGCGCACTGCATCGGCAATCTGAACGTCCTTTCCACTGTCGCTCAGCGCATCGACACGCACCTCCAAACCGGCCAATGCCAGCTTTCGCGTTCCCAGCACCGACGCATAGTGCAGATCGCGCTCCTCCATCTCCTCAGCCAGCGTCAGATAGGCTGTCGCTTCGCCTTGTGCAGCATCCGAAAGAATGGTCGCCAAGCGACTGGGTGTCAGCGAGTTGGCTTCGCTCGGATGCCAAACCTGACGGATGCCAGTCATGGCACCGACCGCGATTTCTTCCTTCAGCACGTCGTATTGGATGGGCTGGCCGTCCGGGCCAAGAATGCGGCTACTTGCCATTGCGATACTCCCAGACCTGATATGCCTTGTTCGTCCTGCTCAGATACAGCATTGAGCGACGCTCAACGCGGCGCATCCATGCCCACCGTCGATCGCACAGTCGCGCAGGAAACCACAAAAAACAGGGCTTCCAGCCGCCGACGCGCCGCATCAACGGGGGCAATGTTGAAGTCATCACCAGATCCCCTCATTGTTTCGCCACCCCGCGCCGGATTTGATATCGCGCTCCGTTTTCGCGCTGTGCTTGATGCGGTGGTAGTCGATGGTTTGATCGCCCGTGTCAGCCGCGCTCAGCGCGAGGAAGCACGCCCATGCGCGGTCAGCATGTCCGCTGGCATCGCTTTCAGCGACGAAGCGTGGCGTGCCTGTCGGCCCGGCAACCTTCTGCAGCTTGTGCAGATCCGCACGCACCTCTGGCGTCGTCGGAATCCGAATGCGCCGGTCCTCGAAAACCTCTTTGCCCGTTGTCGCCAGCGTCAGTTTGTTGCTGCCGTTAAACAGCACGCCCTCGACACGGCTCTCGCCATGCCGACGCTTCGCGTCCTCAACGGGCTTCTCGCCCATGCCCGTTTGATCCATGCAGCAACGCAGCACGCGATAGCGTCGAAACACCTCATCGAGCAGCGCGTCTTGCTCGGCAAAGCTGATGCGCTTGCGCGCGATCACCTCGCGCGTCCACGCCACATCTCCAATCTGCTCGATCACCCAGATCACAAACAGGTCGTTGCGCGTAGCGATGTCCACGCCCACATAGCACGGCCCGCCCGCGTAGTGATCCGGGTTGCCCGCATCCCCATGGCCGCAACTGTCAATCAGGTCGTAGTCAATCCACGCGCTGGCTTCGTCCAGCCACTGCAGCTCGAATTCCTGCGCCCACAGATCGGGGTCGCCCGCGCCCCTGCGCAGCTCCTCCACATCACGAGGGAGGCCATCGGCGACAGCCTGGTAGATATCGGTCGTATGACGAGACCAGCCGTCACCGTCCTTGCCGGTCATCAGCTCATAGAACTTGTTGCCTTTGCCGTTTGGCGTGCTGATCACGCGCAGCTTCAGCCCCGGCTTTGAGATGACCGGAAACAGCGCTTTCCAGATCGCGCGACTGTCCTGGTGGAACGCAAACTCATCGAGCAAAACGGACGCTGAAAACCCGCGCGCTGTATCAGGATTGGCGGGTAGCGCGGTGATGCGCGACCCGCCGGGGAGTTCCACTTCGAGCGCCTTGGTGTTCGCATCGAAGTCATAGCTGAGTTCCTTGAACGCGGCACTCAACGCCGACAAATGCAGCTTCACGCCCTCGTTCATCGCCTCGCGCGCCTGCCGCTCACCGCGCGAAAGAATCACCCAGCGACGGCGTTGCCCCATGGCCTCGGCCTCAACGCAATCGAGCACCAACTCCAGGGTGCTCGTAAACGTCTTGCCGCACTGCCTTGCAAACATCGCGATCTTGAATCGCGACTTGTCCATTACCCAGCGACGCTGGTAGGCATAAAGGGGGAGCGCAGGCGCACTCATGTCAGGTCTCGAATCCATACGCCGCGCGCAGAACCGTCTTCAGCGCTTCGGGATCAACAGCCCCGGATTTGCCCAGTTCCTCGATCTTCTCGCGTTGCTCGCGCAGCACGCGTTCTCGCACCGCTCTTTCAATTTCAAGCGCCTCTTCCGTCGCCAGCCGAGTCGCCTTCATCGCCCTCCCCGCCGCCAGCGACAAATCCTTGAGCTCGGCCATGGTGACCGATTCATCGCCCGACTTGTCGCGCGTCTGCAGCTTGAGTGCTGCATGTGTCACCGCCGTCGTCACCGCCTGCGCCAATAGTCGATTCGCTTTGTCTGCACTACCTTCGCCGAGGCCGCCGACCAGTGCATCAGACAGGCGCTCGATCTCGCGCATCTTCTCGCGCATCTCGGTGTATTCGGGCTGATAGCGATGCAGCCCGGAACGGGAGAAATCCGCATCCGGGAACTGCCGCTTCACTGTCTCGAATACCTCATCGAGCGTGTAGCGATCCTCATCGAGCAGGCGCTCGATCAGCGCACGCGCCTCCGGCGACAGACGATGGATTTTTCCCTTGCGCGCACTCATCGCGGCGTGGGCCGAGAGACGCCGGGGTGCGTGCTGCGACCGTCGGCGATATCAATGCCTGCGGCGGTGATCGTGGCCACGTGCAATGACGGCACATCTTCCACCGCTGCCAGCGTGATCAGCGCCTCGTCCGCCAGCCAGCGCAGTGCCAGCATCGTGTCAGCGCGCGTTCCCGGCGTGCGGATGTGACGCAGCCACGTATCGATGTTGCTGCTGTTCATGGATCGCGCAGCCGCCTCATTCAGCGCCCGCAAAATAGCCAGACGCCGGTCTTCGGCGACGATCTCCGCAAAGCTCTTACCGCTCATTTCGCACCCCCAGCAAATACGTTTCGATGCGCGTCACTGATGCCAGCGTTGTCGCGCTGCGCTCGTCGACGCGGGCGATCTGCCGTGTCACCCCGTCGATATCGGCGTGCGTCGGCATGTGTCGCAACGTCGCCTCGACCGCGCTCATGCGCGCATCCAACGTGTTGATGCGCTCGGTCTGCGTGTCCCATCGCTTGTCTGTGCGCGTGCGCCAGAACACATAGAGAGACACCGCCGCCGAGCAGCCGACGACCACGACCTGGGCGATTTGCAACAGCTGTTCGACGCTCACAGGCATCGCTCATCCCTCTCTCGATCATGTGCGCAGCTCGCGCAGCACTGGGTGTATGGCAGCAGCTCGCGGCGCTTTGGCTCGATAGACTCGCCGCAGTCTTCGCATGTGGTGCTGAGCGTCACGCCGCGCGGTGTGCGGGCGCGTTGTGCCGCCAGTGCCAGTTCGCGATCCAGCAGCTCGCGCTCTTGCGCGCGGTCGACGTTGTCAGACACATATCCTCCGAGTCGGCGCAATGCCGTTGGCCACGCCTTCCGCATCTTGGAGCAGCGCTTGCATCAGCGACTCGTTCGCCCGCAACGCGGACATCTGCAGCGGCGACAGCGGCTCGTCGCGCGGCTTGCGCTGCGCGGCGGCATAGGTGTTGCGGTACTCGCGCATCAGCACGATCAGCACTGCGAGCGCAGCTCGCACCGGGTCATCGGCAGCGCTCGGGGGCGAGCCCTGCGGCGCGCGCGTCCGAGCAGTACGCATCGAGCGCGGCGCGTTCATTCGTCCGCACCTGCTCGGCGGTTCGGCGGCTCGCTATCGCGCACGCCTGGTATTGCTCCACTGCCCGGAACCAACTCGCCAGAACGTCTGCTTTGCTCGCGTCCGGCGGCAGCGTTGGCAGGCTCGGATCGCACGTCTGCAGGCTGGTGATCGGTAACGGAAGCGGTGGCGGGCTTGGCGGCATCGGCGGCAACGCTGGCCGCGTTGTTCCATAACTGCACGAACTGAGGATCGATACAGTCAACGCGAGCCGCATCGCTGTCGCGATACGTACGCAGGTCGACCGCCGCCGCGTGCATGCGTCGGGTGACTTCACGGGATTGCGCCTCCCAGCGCTCGGTAATGGCGTCGATGGCGAAGGCCGTGCGTTGCAGGCGATCAACGCCTTCGGCTGCGCGCGTGCTGATCGCTCGCGCTGCGGATTGCAGAAGCGCCGCATCAGTGCGCCGCGACTGCGCTTCGGCTTGCGCGTCTTGCCCGCGTTGCCATTCGCCGCCCACATAAAACCCGCCGCCGAAACCAGCAAGCCCGGCCACGGCGACGGCCGCAAGGGCGTAGCCAATCTGCGCTGCGCCCAGCCCTGCGAATGCTTTGATGCTCATGGGCACACCGCCTCGCCGGACCAGCCGTCCAGCACGTAGGCGGGCTCAATGAGCAGCAGAATTCGAGTGACATAGTCTCGGTTTTCACGGAATGCCCAGGGCGCACGCGACGACATCAATTCGACGTGCCCGAACCACCGTTTATCGTCCCGCCCATTTGCGTCCGCGAGCAGGACATCCCGATATACCCAGCGGAGCCCTCCGTTGTAGGCAGACAACGTAAATGCCCACTGATCGCACGCGGTTACTCCGCCGACGCGATCAAACAGCCACCTGTCATAGCACGCCGCTGCACGGATCGATTGCCCTGCATCCCACGGATCAAAGCCTCCGAGTTCTGGGCAAATCTCCGGCAGCCACTTGGCTGTGGCAGGCGTGAACTGTGCGAGTCCAATCGCATACGCACTCTGCGCGTCATCGCGCCAGCCGGATTCCTGGTGCAGTTGTGCCGCGAGCCGCGCCGGGCTGGCGGACAGCCCGAAGTACTCCGCCGCTGCACGCTCGACTTGCAGCCGGTACGTCGCCGATGCGGTCGGCACGCGCACTGTCGCTGCACTGGCGGCCTGCGCGCGACCCGCCATGGCCAGCCCTGCGACGCTCATCACGAGCAGCCACAACGCCGCGCTGGCCAGCCCAACGGCAAGCACGCCACGCGCAGTGCGCAGATCCTCGTTCGGTGGATGGTCCGTCGCTCTGCGCATCAGGGCACCAATGCGCCCGCAACAATCGACGCAGCGACAATCAACCCTTTGCGCTTCCACGCCGTGCCCTGCGCCACGCCTTCCAGCTGCTCGGGCTGCGCATTGCGGAAAATCCGGTCGTCGATCCACTTTCCAGCGAACGCGAACAGCGTCAGCTTGCTGATGCCGTACAGCGCGAGCCCGACTTTCGCCGGGTTCAGGAATGCGACCACGCCGAACGTGATCACGGCGACGACGAGAACTGGCTGCACTTTCCAGCGTGCCAGCAGGTCTTTGAGTTTCTGGTACATGAGCGCTCCTGGTCCTAAACCACCTACCGCGTTGGTAGGGGTAGGTTGCAGGCGTCGCGAGGGGTATCGCGTTTCAGGAGCCTGAAACAAAAAAGCCCGCTTGGCGGGCTATGGCATCACTGTAGCAGTGGATTATTCCTGGAACAATCGCCCCTGACGCTTGCTCACCTGTCGCTTCTTTTCGGCGGCGACGATCTCATACAAATGTGGCTCGGTAACCCCATACTCGCGCGCCAGTGCGGCGTGATTGGCAGGGCCTCGGTAGCGCGCGTAGATCTCTGCATTACGAACAGCCAGGCGCAGTGATTCACCGCGCGGCACATACAGTGCCGAGCCGCCTACATAGTCAGCGATCAGGAAGGTGCGCGCGCCCGCATCCTGTGCCGCTGCATCCGCCCCCAAGCTGCGTAGCGAGTAGCGGTATTCAATGTCGAACAGCTCTTGCAATCGCGCTGGCCAGCGAGAGCGATCTGTCAGCGCATCCCCGGCGCGTTCGATCAGATCCATCGGGTCACAGCTGAGTGGGTTGAACAGCTCAAGATTCGGCATGACGCCCTCCTTTGGCCTTCGCGATGTAGTCATCCGCCTCGGCCTCAGTCCACTTGTCTAGCGAAACCATCTGCGCGGCAAACCGGCGCGCATTAGTGAGCTTGTCTTCCTTGATGACGACGCTCTCACCAGGGCGATGCTGGCCAGCACGCCGCTGCTCTTCGACGCGCGCTTCGGCCTTGGCTTCCGTTGTGTCGGCAATGCCAAACACGACCGCTCGCAGGTAGTGGTGATTCGCCAGCGGCAAACCGCTCGGCGGGCTCGCGAGCATCTGTTCGATACCTGCGGCCCACATGCTGGGTGTCGCAGCACGCCGCACGTCGCTGCGCTCATCGCGGCACACCGTGCCGGACTCGACCAGCGCCATCAGCTCGGACACGATTTTGACCGCGCGCCCAAGCCTGAGCGCTTGGCTATGCGGTTTGAACAGGCGTAGATAGCTCAGCACCGCACGCCCCAGCGCCGGGTCCATTGCCGCGAATGAAACCGCCAGACGCTTGGCCTCGTCTTCGACCAGGAACGCCTCTACATCACCGACGCAACCGCAGGCTGGGCATGTCAGACGCATGCTCATTGCGCCGCTCCAATTGCCTGCGGATAGTCCGCCATGATCGCGTCGATCACGCGCTTCAGCGTTGTCCTATTGCGCATCCAGCCCGCGCGTCCATCCAGCCCGTAGCGCGCCTCGATCTCAACCCGCGTTGTGCCAGCCCGCACGCACAGCTCATCGACCGCCGCCAGCAACTGCCGCTTCTCTTGCTCAACGTGCAACGCGGCGATCAGCGAGCGCAGCTGGTCTTGCTTGCGACACCAGGCCACCTTCGCGATTCTGAACTGCTGCATCGCGATGGCGTCGGCATACGACCAGGGCAATTGCATATCGGTAAGCAGCGCTTCGATCTTCGTGATCATCTCCGGCATTGACGGGCTGTTGAAGTTGTGCGGCTTGCCCTTCGTCTTCGGTGATGGCTTCAGCCCACCGAGGCGCTTGAACTCATCCAGCACTGCATGCAGCTGCGCCTCGCTGAGCTGCGCCGCGCTGCGCACCGGAGATCCCTTGGTTGCAGAGACGCGCTCCAGCAGATCACGGTACGTCTCGTTGTCGAGATCCAGCGTCTTCTTTGCGGCATGAATTGCCGCAAGGTGGCGGCGGCGTTTTTCGGGGTGGGCGTGGCTCATGACGTGTGCTCCAGCGCGCCTTGCTTCGTCCCGCCGATGCCGCTGTTGAGCCGTGCGTTTTTGCCTGCTGCGATGCCTGCCACGAAGTCGCTAGCTTTGATCGCTTTTGCGGTGATCGATTTTCCTGTTGCAGGCTCGATGCGCTCGAATCGAGCTGCTTTGTATGCGACTTGCTTGGCCTTAATGATCTCGTCTAATGTCGAGGGAGCCAGTTCGGACAGCATCATCCTATGCACGGCAGCAACCCAGCCGCGGCGGAATACCTCACCCCGCGCCTCGCGGTTCTCCCGCTTACGCACGCGAGCGATGCGGGCTTTACACGCGCGATCCATCTGCACGCGCAACGCGGCGAGCGCGTACGCGGCGATCTCTGGGTCTGCGCCGACACCATAGAAGACGCACACGACTGGCGATCCGACGCCGCACGAAAGGACGCTTTGGCAACGGAACAGTGTCCCGACCAATTGAATCAGCAGATGCATCGACTGATGCACGTCAGCGCCCCTGCGCCCAGTCTTTGCGGATCGCTCCTGGACATCTCCGGCGAGCGCTTCCGCACAGCTGACGCCATGCATCCGCATCAGCGCCTGCGCCTGTCTCAGTGCAGCGGCGGCTTCGTGCTCGTTTGCCGACTTTGACAGCTGCAGGCAGGCGCGGATTTTTCGCAACAGATCGTCGCGGTTCATTGGGTATCCTCCAGCGCCGCTTCGCGTGGGCTGATTCCATGCTCCCGCATCAGCGCCTGCGCCTGTCGTAGTGCAGCGGCGGCCTCGTGCTCATTGGCTGACTTTGAGAGCCGCAGGCAGGCGCGGATTTTGCGCAACAGATCGTCGCGGTTCATTGGGTATCCTCCACCGCGCGCTTAGCCGACTGCAGCGCGGTCTGCCATGCGTCAATAGGCGTGTCTCCGGTCATGAGTCTGAGCATTCCTGGGCGGTCTGGGAGCGGCTTTATCCGAGCGCCCGCCGCCACGGCTGCCAGCACCTGGTCTTTGCGTGTGAGCTTGGGATTCGTCGCATCTGGTCGGCACATCAGTTCGGCCTCCCGTGTGATTCGCTGGCGGCGTGGGCTTTGACCATCACCGCTGCGTGCGTCATCAGGCTGTCGGCAAACTGCGGTCCGACGCTGGTGACAATCAGTGCGGCGACGTGTCCGAGAGCGCTGTCCCAGAACACCATGCGCTCGCGACCGTCGTAGATCGCCGCCAATCCCGACAGCGCTGGCGACAGCCCGTTGAAGAGCGCTGCCGCCGTGGCAATCGGATCGGCTTCATCAACGTTCACGGTGATCGCACGCACGGCGGTTGGCTTGTTGCCGCTGCAGAAGGGGCAATCGGCGCTCATGACTGCACCTCGCCGTTGAGTTCTGCGCGGTCCAGACGTTCGATTTCGGCAAGCAGCAATGCCGCCGCTTTGCAGAGGGCTGTCCGGCGATCTTCCGGCTTGAACGCAGATGGATTCCATGGCCAGCTGAACGGCGCAAAGCCCTCTGGATACACGCCATGTATCCAATCTAAAAATGCCAGTGCAGCGACGGATAGCGATCCGTCGACATGTTCATCGTCGTGCTCCGGGGTCCAGCCCTTGACATCAATCTGTCTCTGGCGCTCCGCGAGGACATCCGACGCGGCGCGAGTCAAGCCTTGAGTCTGGGCGATGCCGAACAGCGTCCCGTCGCCACTGATCGGGCGGTACAGCGCGAACCCGGTGCCAGGCGTTAACTGACCGCAAAAGATCTGGCCGACTTTGGCAAGCGCGAGCACAGCGTTCGCATCATTAAACACTGCTTCGCACGGGGTTTCGTCCGTGCCTGCGGTCAGCGCGATGACGCGGTAGGTTGGTCCACTTGCGTTGACTGTGTTCATAGCGCACCTCCTTCGTCGGCATCACCGCCGAACAAGTCATCAAAGTCGCTGCGGCGAACTCCGTCTTCAATCGCATTGCTGATGTTGTCCAGCAGTCGCAGATACAGTGCCGTGTATTGTTGGCAAGAGGCATCGTTGCGGAACGCGGAAAAGTCGAGGTCGCTGATCAACAGCGCCGCCGCCGTGAGTGCGCCGAGCGCTTGGACTTGGGGATTTTTCCCATTCATCACCAGATGCCGCGCCTGTTCGAGGTTCAGTTCAACGGTGGTGTTGCTTGCTTCGGTCTGGTCGCTCATGACACCAACTCCTCAAGTTCGTCAGATCCGAGCAGCGCATCGATCATCTTCGCGATAGCGTCGTCGGCGTTCCGCACGAACGGCATGTCGATGTCTTCGGTGACGGCGACGCCGATGCGTTTGAGGTCTTTTCCGGGCAGCTCCGCGAGCGCCTTTTTGTCCGGCGCTTTGGTGGTTCTGATCAGCGCGTCGGCCTGGTCAGACAGATGCTTTTCGATCAGTTCAACTGTGCGGGCAACGTCTTCAATCTCGATGCGACCGCGCTGTTTCAGCCAGCCCAGCTTGATGTTGTGCAGGGTGCGCGACTTGGGGCGCTCGAATAGCTGCGGGTTGGCTTCGACCAGGGCCAGCAGCACTTCGTGCTCGGCCTTGAATCGCGACACGCTGTTGCGGATGCCCGCCAGCAGCTTCCGCTTCACTGCTTCCTGCTCATCGCGCAGCCGCTGCATGCGCTCGGCGAGTTCGTCACGGGCGGCGGCAAACGCCTTGGCCTTGGCCTCAATCTCTTGCATGGACATGGTCTTTCTCCTGAGCCGTCGACTGGTCGATATCGGCGGCGTGTTGATGGGCAAAAATGCTGTGGAATACGTCGCGCATGCGCTCGCCAACGCACGGCGGCAGATCGTCAAAATCGTCGGTGGCGGGCGTGCTCATGCGGGCTCGGGCTCCCCGATGGGCCGCACGGCGTCCCACTCGATTTGCACCCCATGGAACGGGGCGGCGATCACGACGTGCAGCGCGTTGCCGCGCCGCTCACGGCGGCGCATCGCGCCGCGCACAAACGAGTGAATGGGCGGCGGTTCGATCTGTACGACCGGACGTCCGCCGCGCACGTCGATGCCCTTCGCCGTCAGACCCATGTCATCCAGCCGGTGCAGCACCGCCATCGCAGCGGTTAGACCTGAGTTGAGGGCGGCGTTGCCGGGGGAGAGAGCGCTCATGGCCGACCCCCGGCACGCTTCTGTGATCGACCTGGGTAGACCTCGTCCAGGGCGTCCCGCATCTTGATGACGGCGTCTTCGATCTGTTCCAGGTCGCTAACCATGCACGTGTCAACCTCGTCCCAGTCGGCCCGCATTGCCGCGAGGCTCTCGCTGATGGTCTTCAGCTTCTTGAGGTGGACGGCGGCGATGGCGCGGGTCATGGCGCACTCCGAATCATGTCCGCGGTGATCTTCGGGGCACCGATGTCCGCCGCTGCATTCATCAGCAATGCCAGGGCGTTTTGCAGGGCCAGCGGGTAGATCGACGACAGGCCGCGCTTGCTGCGATCCTGCGATTGCAGCTTCTCGCGCAGCTTGTCCAGCGCCGCCGACTCGATCACGGCATCCAGCGCCATGCCCGCGCGCTGAAAGCGGTGTGCCAGATAGGGCACCATGTCATTGTCGAGCGGTGGCAAATGCACGATTTCACACCGCGCGGTCACCTCGCGCATCTTGGGGTCGGAGGGGTTCAGCTTGTGCAACAGCTCGGGCTGTGCGATCAGCAACACGGACATCACGCGCGCCAGTCCATCTCTGATTTCCAGCAGGCGCTTGAATTGTTTGAGCATCGTCCTGGTGATGTCGTGGCCTTCTTCCAGCAGCAGCAAATGCCGCTGCCCGGTGCGCGCGCTTTCAATCAGCGTGCGGCTGATCTGCTCTTGTCGCGCCACGGCGCTGACCCGCATCGGCTGACCAGGGCTTAACGCCGACAAGATGGACTCGCCAATGAACTGCGGCGTGATGGCTTTACCGGCGGGCTTTCTGTCGACCTCCAGTTTGTCGGTGGACCACTGCACTTCGGGTCGGATCACAGTGACCGGCGCATCGGACTTTTCCAGCTTGTCCAACAGCACGTCGGTCAATGTGGTCTTGCCTGCGCCGCTTTCTCCGACGACGGCAACGTACTGTCCGGGGTGCATGGCGGTCTCGCGCATCACCTCCAGAACGCCGCGCATGTCGCGACTCAGGTAGATGTCGTCAATCTGGTTTGGGTAGCCAAAGGGGTCCGCACGCAGACCAAAGTGCTGGCGGGTGGTGTGGTGCAGTCGCGGCTTGTTGATTACCATGGTCTCGTCCTCTTCATTTGTGGTGGGGTGGGCAACTGGCTCCAAAGCGTTGCTGCGCTTTGGGGCCTTCTTGTTTGCAAACGGGTTGGCAGCGTGGATGCCGTGCTCTGCCAGAAACTGCTGAATGCCGTCGCGCAGGCGTTGCTGCTGGGCCGGGTGACGCGGCCATTGCCCCTCGCACAGACGGGCCAACGTGGACTTGCTACTGCCTACCGCGTTGGCCGCCACGCGCAGGCCAATCCCTGCATCGGCCAATAGCGACTTCAGGACCAGCGTCATGCGGCACCCCCGGCAACGGCGCGCAGACCACCTCGCAGCAGCTGCACCGCGCAGTCATCCAGGGAGTCCTCAACAACCCCGCCAGGCCACGTCGACGCCATACGCTGATATAGCTCGGCAGACCACGAGCCGCCGCGCGCTTCCACGCGCGACTTGAGTTGGCGAGCCATCTCAAAGTGCGACAGCGGCACAGCCGCCGCACGCGGTGTGGCAACCGGCCTGTGCAATTGCGGCCCGATGATGGCGGGGGCGCGCACCGAGGGGGCCACACCCGCGCGGGGCAGTGCTTCGGGAACCTCCGCCTCGCGCCATGGCTTTGTTGGATCGATCTCGCTGCTGAACGGCGTGCGCTTGGACTTGCGCGCCGCCGCCGCTTCAGCATCGGTTTGCACTTGCATTGCCAGGCGCGAAATCTCTTTGCGCACCGCATCCGCAGGCGTGTCCGGCATGCGCTTGAACTCTTCGCCCGCACGCGCCGATCCGACGGGGAAGTTCCACGCATCAAGCTGGATGCGTGGGGCGAGATAATGCGATGGCTTGCCGTCCTCCCCTGTCATCAACACGCGGACCGAATCGACATCAAAAACGTTGATCGCGACGCGCACTTTGCTGTTGTTCAGCACGCCAGGCATGTCACGCACATCCCAGCGCGAACCCTTGAATCGGATCTCCAAATTGCGGACGGTGCACTCCACAGGATGCGCGGTTGCCAGCTCGCGCAGAACCTCTACCGACGGTGCTAGTCGCAACTGCGCTGGGGTGATGCGCAGCCAGCCGTCACGCCGCGTCATGCCTGTGCGGTTGTGTGTGCGGGTCGCGTTGTAGCCTGCACACCAATCGTCAGCGAGTCGCTGTATTTCAGCCAGTGAAACCACGGGGTCGCGCAGCTTCAGGAATGCCTCGAAGTCCGTTTCGATCAAGCCCTGGCTGCGTTCGCCAGAGCCAATGGCGCGCGGATTGCCCGCAGCGTGCGCCCATGTCCGAATGTCCAGCGCCGCGCAAAATGCCAACACCGCCTGCGACTCAGTGCCCTTGTCCATCCCGAGCAAGCGCGGCAGCCCATGCATCGCAATGCCCTGCGTGGGGGTCATCGCATGAATCAGCGCTGAGATCACGTTGAGTGCCGACTCTGCGCGCAGCGCGTAGAACAGTCGCACGTAGCCGGTGCAGTGATCCACGATGTCATAGCGGATCAATCGCTTATCCTTGATCGCCTCGAAATTTCGTGGCTTGCCCCGGTAGTACATCGCGCGTGGCATCTGCTCGGTGCCGCCCTCGGCGAGATAGAACTGCCGACTGACCGATGCATCGATCTGCCAAAAATGGTTGGGATGCTCGCTGGCTACCGACACCGCTGCCGTCGGCACGGCGAGTTGGCCCGGATGACAGTGGTATCCGACCATCGCGCGACTGATCGCGGATTCCGACAGCGGCAAGAACTCGCCAGTGGACTCGTCAACCCGCCCTGCCGAGATCCGCCCGTTAGCGCGCAGGATGGACACGGCATTGCCAATCGACAGCTCGCCTGTGCCAGTCAATCGACGGGTTTCTTCAATGGTGGCGGCAATCAGCAGCGCCTCTTCCCGCGTGAGGGCGCACGCGCCCGCATCAGCGCGGCGCTTGCGCGGCTTGCCAACACGTACTGCCTTGAGGCGATTGATCAGAGTTGGAACCGACAAGCCGAGGCGCTTAGCAGCGTCGACATAAATCGCCGTCTTGCCGCCATGCCCTGCCGCCTGTGCAGCGCGGGCAATGCTGGCCAGCTCCTCGTACATTGCGGGTGAGAGGACGGCGGCCATGATCAAGCGCCGTGGTCGTTGACGATGGGCAGGTCGTACATGTCCCGCACCCGGCGCAGCTCGGCCATCACATCGCCGATGAGGCCGCCGAGGAACTGATCGTGCTCGCCTTCCTCGCCCGCCGCCGCGTCTTGTCGCAGCTCTTTGATCGCGGCGTGCAGACTCATCACGCCATAGCCATCGGCGGCAATGTCCGCGCGCACCTGCATCGCCGCCACCATTGCCGCCTCGCGCAGTGCTTTCGCGACATCATTCGGCGTGGCCTTTGCGCGCTCGCGCTTCAGGCGCGAGACCTCGCTCTGCAGTCGATCAATCTCACGCTCGCGGTCAGCGGCGCGGGATTCTTTTGTCTCGATATCCGTTCGCAATTCGCGGATGCGCCGCTTGGCTTCTGGCGCGGTCAGGCTCTCGATATCGTCCATGTCCGCGAACTCTTCCAGCGTGTCATCGTCCAGCGCGATCAGCTCGACGAACACGGCAGGGTTCTTCACCTTGCCCGCCAAAAGCGACAATTTGTCGCTTTTGGCTGCCTTGGCAGCTGCGCGCATGAACCTCTGCGCCGCGTGTGGTGCAAAGCCTAGGGCGGCGGTGCGCTGGGTGAACTCTCCGTGCGGCGTCAATTCCTTCAGCAGCAGAAGTCGTTTGCCAAGTTCGAGGAAGTCTTCTACGACTCGCCGTTGATAGAGTCGGATGCCGTCTTCAATCGCGCCGATGCTCAGTTCTTCGTCGTAGCGCAGTTCCTTCGCCACCACCACGGCCCGCGCAACGGCTTCGTCATCAGCTTGCCGCCATGCGATTTCCTGCATCGCGATGTCGTCGGGCGTTTTGTTCGCAATCTGGATGTCTGTGCCGGGCTGTGCCGGTTGCAGCTTCTTTCGGCCAGCCATTACACGGCCTCCCGAATGTGAGCCAGCGCCGCCTCTGTTGCGATCACGGCGATCCATTCCTGATCGGCGTCGTTTTCTTTGAGGGTCTCCAGCAGGTGAGCTGTCGCGTTGATCAGGCGCACAACCGCTTGAGCGTGGCGCCCGTGTGTTTGATCTACGCGGTGTCCTGCAATGTCGGGCAAATTTTCCAGAAATTGCGCTGTGGTCAGCGGCTTATCGATGCGAGTCATGTTTTTCCCTCAGTTGGGGCTACGGCTGTAGCGGTTGGTGAAGTCGTCCAGCTTCTGGCTCAGGCGAGCCAGCTCGTTCTGGTGGGCAATCGCGAGCTGGACGAGTCGTGGCGATAAGCGCCAGCGTTCGTCTTTGCCCGGTACACGCTCCGCCCAGCCCAGTGATTCCAGGGCTTGCAGGTCGCGTAGCGTTGTTGGTGATGACTGCCGCACCAGCTCGGCGACTTGTGCCAGGCGCAGGCCGTCAAAGCTGTTTCCGGCCAGCGCTTCGATCACTGCCTTGGTGCGGATGACGGGCGCGGGCGCGGTCATGGCGTCAGCTCCGTCACCAGCTCCGCGCCCGCGCTGCCGATGCCGAGCAGCGAGTCGGGAAACGCTTCGGCAGCCACAATGGCCAGGAGAGGAATGCCGTTGAACAGGTAGATCGTGGCGGCCTCCCCATGGCGCTCGTAGTGCATGCCCTTGACCTGCATGCGGGCCAGTCGTCGGCTGGTCTTCCTGCTGTCGAAGACGCACGTCACGCGCTCGTGGCTGTCGCCGTCGTCGCTGCACACAAACGCGCCGCAGGTGAAGTAGCGAGGGCGGCTCATGCCGTCGCCCTCGACTTGCGCACGTCTTTGCTCGCGCGCCGCAGCTGAGGGCGAGAGACCGGCGGCCAGATCTTGGAGACAGGTAGGTCAATTGCTCTTGCGATGTGCTCTTTGATGCGCGCGGACTGCGCTCGCCCGCTGATCACTTGTGAGATCGATGAGTGGGCAACGCCGAGTTCGTCAGCGATGACGGCTGGTGTAACGCCCCGCATCCTCAGTGCTGCCTTGATTTGTTCTGGGTGCATTTTTGATACCCTCAACCGCTTAACTAGGTAGGCACCGCAAGTGCCTGCAACGTGTCGGCGACTAATGTGGGACATGGCATGTCCCATGTCAAGAGGCTTTTCATGTCCCAAACAAAAGAAACCATCGCCGACCGCCTCCGGTCGGTGCGCGGAGCGCTCGGCGTCGGCGAATTCGCAGAAGAGCTGGGCGTCAATCGGAAGACGGTCACGCGCTGGGAGAACGGCGACGCGGTGCCGGATGGCGATTCGCTGCTGGCTTTGCAGCAAGTGTTCTCCGTTGACCCGGCGTGGCTGTTGCTTGGAGAGCCGGCAGACGGGTGGCGTGCACAGGTGGATTTCATCCTTCGCGACAATGCCGCGCGTAAAGCGCGCGGCGAGCCTGAGATCCCAGGCATGGTGGCCGCGCTGCAAGGCATCGCGGCGACGCCGCGGCGCATGGCTGCCCGATCTGCGGAGATGGATAGGGCGAACCTTTACCTGAGTGCCCTCGACGACGCGGGGTTCGCGGACGCAATGGAGATGCTGCTGCACTACGGCGGCATGTCATCGGGTAATCGAAACATCGTCAATCAGTTGGTCTCGTCCTTGGCTGCGTCCTCGCCGCCGCGCCCGCCCGCCGACGGGCCGACAGGCAGAGGCGCGCGGGTATCTGTTCGCAGTAATGCAGGCGTCATCCAGTCCGCCGACACGATCAGCAACGCCGCTCCATTGGTCACGCGCGGAAAGGCCAAATGAGTGCCGGGGGAAATGAACCGCCGCGCGTGCGGTTGAATGACAACCACGGCACCCTGCAAGTGGCAGGGCTGATCGTCAATGGTGCGCACCCGGCAGACTTCAGCGCGCTATCTACAGCGGACGTTCTGGCTGCGCGCAACGAACACTTTGCACAGATCGACGCATACAAGAAGAGATCAACGCAGAAGCGACGATGGCTGGCCGCCGCAATGCTTACTTGGGGTCTTGGATGGCTCTTTGTCATGCGGCCGTTGCTGCCAGCGTACTTCGCCATCGTTGAGATCGTTGCTTACATCGGCGGCATGATCACCGTGATGATTGCTGATAGCTTCCACACACAGCAGCGCGACGCGTGGATGCGCGTCGCGTTGATCCGATTGGGCGCGATGGATGAAGTGCTCATCCGGCGTAGAGACTGGGTCATGCCTGCTGAGTTTCAGCCCGCATTGTGGGACTGGTGAGTCGTTAGCAACCTGGGAGAGCGTGATGCACTTGAGCGTGATCAGCGGTCGGCGGATGGAAGAAAAAAAGGAGTTCAGTGGAGCGGTTGACGCGTATCGGTTTGCGTGCCAACAGGATGATCCAGACGATAGGTACGAAGGCACGCTCGGACTGCTGCGACTCCATGAGCGAGGTCAAGTAGGGACGCATCCGCTGAAACGACTAGGCATTGTCATGTTGGTGCTGACGATCATCGGCGGCATGGCGCTGATCATTCCTGCGTTGCCGACGGTGGAAGGTGCGCGCGTCGATGTTGTGCGATTGAGTTTTGGCGTGGCTGCAACGCTGTCCGGCCTGATCTGGTCTGCACTGCTGTTGGGTGCGGCGCGCGTGGTGCGCCTGGTCGAGACGATGAACCTACGGCAGTCCGCTGAGCGCGAGGCGCGCATCCGTGGTGAAGTGGGGCAGCCTGTTTTGCGTCCGTTGCCAGCCCCCGATGCTCAATAGCAAGCGCGTAAGCTGATTCCCGCCCGTTTCCCGTGCGGGTGTTTCTGCGGCGTTCTGGCGCTGCCCACGCTGCGTGGCGCAGTGTCGGTGCATCGAAGGGCGCGCTGGGCCGCCTGGGACGCTCTGGGACAGGGTTCCGTGCGTTTTTGCTGTGCAATGAAGGTGCGGGTGATTGATTGCGCCGCGTGGCGGGCATACTCTGAATAAGGCCGGTGCGGTGTGATGTTGCCGCCGCCCGCGCCTGATGTGATTTCAGACGGCTGAAATACGCCGCATCTCGCGGGGCGTGAATCATCGCTCCATGAGCTACGTTCGATCCCTCCCGGTTGCCCTGTGTTTTGAGATTGCCCCATCGGCTGACGGCGGTGCGCCGTCACGTGTGCAGCTGTTGCCCGCCGGGCCGCAGCTGGTGGGGCGCGACGGGCGTTCGTGGCTGTTTGATGCCAGTGCCGTGGATGCCGTGCTGGCCGCCTTCGAGCGCGGCAAGGTGGACTTGCCGATTGATCGCTGCCATGCCACGCAGTTGCGTGCGCCCAGCGGCGAAGAAGCGCCCGCTGCGGCGTGGATCACCGGCCTGCAGGCGATCAATGGTGAGCTCTGGGCCGACGTGTCCTGGACGGATCGTGGCGGCCAGCAAGTGGCTTCGCGCGAGTATCGCTACCTATCCCCTGTGTTTGATTTTGATCCGCAGACCAAGCGCGTGATGCGTCTGGTGTCGGCGGGTCTGGTGCCGCAACCCAACCTGCCTCTGCAGGCTCTTAACCATGAGGAGTTTCCTATGTCACGTTCCACCGCGCTGGTCGCGGCGATCACGGGTGCGCTTGGGCTTGCTGCCGACGCCGCCGATGATGCCGTCGCATCGGCCATTACCGGTTTGAAGGGGGCGCACGAGCAGGCGCTGAACAGTGAGCGTCAGCCGTCGTTGGAACGCTATGTGCCGCGTGCCGACTACGACCAGTTGTTGGCGCGCGCCACCAATGCCGAGCAGGCACTGAGTGATCACAGCAAGGCGGCGCTGAAGGCGCGTGTTGATACGGCCATTGAGGCAGCCTTGCGGGATCGCAAGATCGCGCGGCCTTCCGAGGGTTACTACCGCGCGATGTGTGCGGACGAGTCGGGTCTTGGGCAGTTCCTGGCCTTTGTGGCCAGTGCGCCGGTGATTGCGCCGGATACCGCCGGTGCGCCCGCTGGCGCGCCCGCTGTGGGCACTGCGCTGAATGCCGAGCAGCAAGAGGTGGCTCGCCTGTTGGGCTTGTCCGCCGCCGATGCTGCCACCCGCTTTGCAAAGGAGGCTTGATCCATGGCTATCATCAATCATGCGCTGATCACGGCGCTGTTCACGGCCTTTCGGGGCGAGTTTCAGGCGGCCTTGGGTGCTGCGCCCTCGTATTGGAAAAAGGTGGCCACCGAGGTCGCCAGCACCACCAAGAACAACACCTATGGCTGGCTGGGTCAGATGCCGGCGTTTCGCGAGTGGATTGGCGACCGCGTCATCAAGGACATCGCCGCACACGGCTATTCGATCACCAACAAGGATTGGGAATCGACCGTCGGTGTGAAGCGCACGGATATCGAAGACGACGAAGTGGGCGTTTACCGGCCCTTGTTCGAAGAAATGGGTCGCGCTGCGGGTGTGCACCCGGATGAGTTGGTGTTCGCGTTGCTGGCGGCGGGGCGCACTACGCTGTGTTACGACGGTCAGAACTTCTTCGATACCGACCATCCCCGTTATGCCAATGCGGATGGCACCGGCGCGGTGACGAATGTGGCCAACGTCGATGCCACGGGCGCCGGGGCGTACTGGTATCTGCTGGATGCGTCGCGGGCGGTGAAGCCGATCATCTTCCAAAGCCGTAAGAAGCCGGTGTTTACCAACATGACCGCACTCAACGATGAGGCGGTGTTCACGGCCAATCAGTTCCGCTTCGGCGCGGATTCGCGCAGCAATGTGGGGTTCGGCTTCTGGCAGATGGCCTATGCCAGCAATCAGGCGCTGACGGGTGAGTTCTATGCCGCAGCGCGTGCCGCGATGATGGGCTTCCGTGCCGATGGCGGGCGTCCGCTGGGCATCAAGCCGAATCTCCTGGTAGTGCCGCCATCGCTGGAATCCGCTGCACGCAAGTTGCTGGTCAAGGACGAAAACGGCGGCAACGAATGGGCGGGCTCTGCCGAGTTGCTGGTCTGCGAGTGGCTGTAACGATCCGGAGTCAGCGGGCGGCTCTCGCCGCTCGCTGACGGGAGATGACGATGACGGACGAAAAGAAGCAATTACCGGATGTGACTACGCAGTTCCGCACGCGACAGGCGGGGCACTCGCGGTACTTCCGTGCAGGATTCTGCTTTGGTGTTCAGCCGGTATCGATTCAGGCCGATGCAACGGTGCTGCAGCGCCTGCGCAACGATCCACATCTGATTGAGGTGCTGGATACGGCAGCGGTGTCCCCCGACGCCGATGCAGTGCCGCGAGGGTCGCTCGGGTCGGCTGATGCCAGTCGCCCCGTAGCGACAGCCTCGAAGGCGGTGGCCAAGGTGAAGCGCTGATGTACGTCACAGCGCTCCAGTTGTCTGCCGGGGCTGGGGCCAGTCTGGAGCTGTCGCAGGCCTTCGATCTGCCATTGCTGCTGTGGCAACTCACCCTGTCGGGTGGTGATCGCTCGGCCTTTACGGCGGCCGAGATCGAGTCGGCCGACGTTGCGCTGGCTGCCGTAGAGGATGCGTGTGCGCGGGCGTCGGCAGAAGTGGACGCCTATCTGGCAGTGCGCTATGCCTTGCCGTTGGATGTGGCGCTTTTCCCGGTGCTGGTGACATGGGCGCGAGCGATGGCGCGCTACCACGCACACCTGTCGCGCGAACGGACCAGCGAGGAGCTCGGTCGGGTTGAGCGGGACTATCGCGATGCGCGCCAGGCATTGGAGCGTGTGGCAGCTGGGCGCTTGAGTCTTGGGGTGAACGACCCCTTGGCGCCCGGTGCGACGGATCCGGATGACCCGGAGACGGGGCCGCTTCGCGTGCAGAGCGAGGCGCGTCTGTTCAGTCGTACCACGTTGGGGGATCTGTGAGCTTTCCGGTCGCGGCGGTCATTCAACGCCTGCAGTCGCTGCGCGATCTGCGCCTGGTCGGCACGGCGGCAGATCTGGCGACGGCGATGGCGCAAATGCCAGGCAACGCCCCTGCGGCCTATGTGGTCGGCAGTCGTCGTGGCGAAAAGCCCGTGGGTGCCAGTAGTGGCGTGCAGATCCAGCATATCGACTGTGCGATTGCGGTGGTTCTGTTCGTTAAACATTCCGGGACGGCGGACACCGGAGCGGCAGCACGCACCGCCATGGACGCGCTGCAGGCGCAAGTGGATGCGTTGTTGCTGGGCTGGAGCCCGGACGCGCACGTGCGCTTTCTGGGCTTGCACTTTGTGGCATCCAAAGATGAGTTCTACGCATCGCCCTGGCTGTGCAGCCAGGTGGTGTATCGCTCGCGCTATCGACAGGACACACCGACATGAAGTCATTACCTATGCCGCGCTCTGGCGGCAGTTACGTGCGCCAGCCGGATGGCTCGCTGGTGCGTCAGTTTGAGATCTCGGGCAACGGCGCTGGCGAGGCGCTGCCAGAGGTCGATCAGTCAAATGCTGAGCGTGTCGCAGCGCCGTCAACACCGCGTGCCCCGGCGTCGGGTGTGCGCAAGTCAAAACCCCAATAACGGAGAGACTTCATGGGATTCCGATCCTCTACTGACCGCGTGGCCTTGCTGGCCATCGAAACGACCTACGGCACCGCGCCCGCGATGGTGGCTGCCGATGCCATCCTGCTGATGGAGTCATCCATCGAAACCAGCGCTGACAAGCTGGAGCGCAACGTGGATTCGCCCTACTTCGGCGGCAATCCGTTTGTGCTGGTCGGCAAACGCGTGATCCTGAAAGCGAGTTGCGACATCCTTGGCGCAGCGACGCCTGGCAACGCAGCGCCGCTGGGCAAGCTGTTCCGTGTCTGCGGTCATTCCGAGACGCTGACGCCCGCAACCAGTGCGGTCTATGCGCCGATCAGTACCGGCTTTGAGTCCGCTGCGGTGGACTTCTACTGGGCTGGCGTGCGCTTCCGCATGACCGGCGTGCGCGGTCTGATCGACTTTGACTTCTCGATCAAGAACTACGCCAAGGGCAGCATCACGCTGACCGGTATCTTGACTATGCCCACCGATGCGGAAGCGCCTTCCGGGATCAGTTGGGCGGCGTTCCAGACACCTGCTGCAATCGAAACGCCGACCTGGACCGTGGCTGTGGGTGCCGCCAACGTGCATGCCCAGCAGTTGACCTTGAGTCAGGGTTCCGACGTGAAGCTGATCGAGACCAGCGAATCACGTCAGGTGATCATCACGGACCGCAAGCCATCGGGCATGCTCAAAGTGCTCAAAAACGACACACTGGCGACGTGGAATCCGTGGGCCATTGCTGAGGCGCAGGGCATCGTGACGATCACCAATACCATCGTCAGCGCGGCTGGCCTGAACGTCTCGATGCCCATCCGTGCGCAGCTGGAGTATCCGAAGCCGACGGATATCGAGGGTGTGGCGGGATTTGAAATCCCGTTCACGGCAGTGCCCTCCGGTGCAGGTGGTGACGAATACACGATTACCTACACCTGATCGACGTTCCGCGTTGAGATTTGGCAAGGCCCGCGAAAGCGGGCTTTGCTGTTGTTAGATGTCTGAAACACGCTGCCGCGCGCGCGCGACGCAGGATGGCTTGGCTGGAGTTATCACCCACCCATGGAGCCATTCCAATGAAACTTACCGTCACGTCCACTCTGACTGCCACTGCCGAATTCAGCTTGCCTGGTGACGGCCAAAACGTGTGGCGCAAGGCACAGATCAAGGTCGAACTCGCCGTGCCTTCCAAGCAAGAGCTGGAGGCCGGTGACTTCTTTTCGCGCGGGGACCGCGCGGTGCTGGATCGCTGCCTGGTGAAAGTCCACGGCGTTGAAACCGATGAAACCGACGAGAGCGGCAATCCGCTGACTGCGGAGGAAGTGGTCAAACGCAATCACTTTGCGGCAGGGGGTGTTGTGCGTGCACTGCTGGATGCGCTGGGTCGCGACACGCGTGAGTACCAGCGAAAAAACTCCAAGTAATCGCTCAGGCGCTGCATGGGCGTCGCCGCGCTGTGGATCACGGCGGCGTTGTGCAGCAGTTGCGCCAGTTCGGCGCGCCCGAGTCGGTTTGCCAAGCGTGGGAATCCACCAACGAAGGCGACGCGCTGGAGGTACTGGAATGCAACTGGCGGGCGCTGCAAACGTATCAGCGATGCCGTTGGAATGTGGTCGCTGGCATGGCTGGCGTGCATTACGACGGCATCGCGGCGCACGAACTGCGCGCCGCGTTGGCGCTATGTCGGGTGCCGGCAGGCGACTGGGACGATGTGCTCTGGCGAGTGGATTACCTGGTTCGCGAGGCGCAAACCATCCTCAACGCCCGGTCAGGATGAAGTGCACTGCCTTCAGTGCGCGCAAGACGGCGGCCAGCAGAACGGTGGCCATGATCCATTGTGGCAGCAGCGTCCACGCGAACGCGCCCTTGAACATCGCTGAAACCAGCAATGCGGTAGCGAACAGCGCCGCAGCGGCGCTCATCAAGGGGAACTCCTCGACGATGGCGATCAGCGTGTCGCGTGTGGACAACGGCATGCACGTGGCTCCGAGCGCGGTGAACAATAGGATGGCAGAAAATGTCTGAGCAGACAGTCAAGCTGCGCGTCACCACCGACGGCTTTGCAGCGGCGGGGCAGCAGGTTGACGTGCTCGGCAAGAAATCGAGCGCGGCAGGGCAGTCGATCTCGTCGGGAATGCAGCAGGCATCGAGCGCGACGGCCGCATTCTCTGCGGCGACGGCATCGGCCGCAACGACCTCGACTCGCTCGCACCGTCAGATCGGCTCGGGGGTTGAATCGATCGGCACCCAGTTGCAACGGTTGCGCAATGAGGTGACCGTGCTGGCGGCGGTCGGTGTGAGCGGTGCCGCCATTCGGCAGATCGTGAGCGCAGCCGATGCCTACACCAACCTCACCAGCAAGATTCGCCTGGTCGCCGACAGCGAGCAGCAGGCGTTGGCGATCCGCTCCCAGACGCTGGCCATCGCGAACGAAACACGGCAGTCCTTCGAGGCCACGGCGGAGCTGTACACGCGCATGGCGCGCTCGACGGAGGCGCTGAACCTGACGCAAGCGCAGACGTTGCGCATCACCGAGACGATCAACAAGGCCTTCGTAGTCTCTGGCGCAGCGGCGCAGGAATCCGCCGCCGCCATCATCCAGTTGTCGCAGGGTTTGGCGGCGGGCGCGCTGCGCGGTGAAGAGTTCAACTCGGTCGCCGAGCAAGCGCCGATCCTGATGGACATGTTGGCCAAGTCTTTGGGTGTGACACGCGGTGAACTGCGTGCCATGGCGCAGGACGGCAAGTTGACTGCCGAGATTGTGACCAAGGCGCTGCTGGAAGGCAGTGCGGACATCGACCAGCAATTCTCTGGCATGGCCTTGACCGTCTCGGGCGCGTTCCAGCAACTCAAGAACGAAGCGCTGCAGTTTGTCGGCAGCGCATCGGAGGCCACAGCTGCATCTGCGCTCTTGACTGGCGGCATCTCGCTACTGGCGAGCGGGTTCGTGCCACTGGCTACGGCGGCAGCGGCGATCACCGTCGTGATGGGAACCAACTACGTCGCCGCCCTGGTCGCCAGCATGATGGCAAAGCGTGCGGCGGCGGCTGAATCGGCGCTGCTGGCTACGGCGGAGCTGAATGCCGCGCGTGCCGCCGAAGCGGAAGCGCTGGCGCTGGTAGCCAAGCACCGTGCGATGACTGCCGTAGGCATCGTGACGGCTGAGGCCACAGTAGCCGAGAACGCCTACGCCGCTGCCGTGATGCGCACACAGGCTGCCCTGGTTGCGACCACGGGGGCAACCGCTGGACTGCGCGGCGCGATGCTCGCCCTGGTAGGCGGCCCCATCGGATTAGCGGTGCTGGCCATTGGTGCGCTGGGTGTCGGGATCTACAACGCCATCGAGGCCGAACGCGAGCACCGCGAGGCGGTTGACGAGGGTGTCGAGTCCATGGCGATCGCAGCGGACACCGCTGAGCGATTGGCCGCTGGCTACGAGAGTCTTGCGGGGGCGTCGTTCGATGAAGCTGCCTCGGAACTGGCTCAGATGAATGAGAAGCTCATCGAGCAACAGAAGCTGCTCGATGAGGCGCGCATCAGCGCTGAACGATTTGCTGGCGTGGGAACCACTGCCAGATTCGGCAATTTCAATCCGCAACTCGACCAGGCTATTTCTGACGCGCTTCGCCTGGAAGCCGCCATGTCGGCGATGCGCACCGAAATGGCCTCCGTAGCTGACGCGGCCGCGCGGCAGTTCGCGCCTGCGCTGGATACTGCCGCCGAGGCGATGCGCAATGCGGCGGGCGCGGCGTCCGGCGGTGATCTGGTCGGTGCGTGGAACACGCTGACGGCAGGCATGCGCGCTGCGCGAACCGAGATGACCGACATCGCTGCCGCCGATGCGCAGACCGCGCAGTTTGTGGATGGCTTGAAGACCAAGTTGAAAGAGGCCAGCGAGGCGGCTGAGACGGCTGGTATGTCGGCCGTGCAAGTCGCTGAGCACTACCTGGATCAAGGCATTGCCTCGGCGGAGGCGGCCAACAAGGGACAGGAGTTCATCGACTCATTGCGTGAGCAAGGTCGGCAATTGATTGCCTTGATCACACAGAGCGAAGCCGCCAAAGCGGCCACCAAGGATATCGCCAAGGCCGAGCGCGACGCCGCCAACGAGCGACGCCGTGCCGCGAAGGAGGGTGAGGACTACCTCAAAGCCCTGCAGGACGAAGTCGCCACCTTCGGGCTATCCGAAGCTGCGCTCGACCAATACACGCTGGCACACACGGAGGGCCTGACGCCTGCGATGCGCGAGGCCGCGTCGGCGGCGTTGGCGCAGATCGAGGCGAACCGCAAGTTGAAAGCGGCATGGGATCAGGCGGCGTCGGCTGCCTCGTCGTTGAAGACGGGCAACGCGCAACTGCGCGAGCAGATCGCCCAGCAGCAGGACAAGTTACGCGGGCTCACGGTGACGCAAGTCGCGATCAATGCTGCCCGCCGTCAGGCGGTGATGCTGGAACAGCAGTTGGCGCTGGCCAAGGGCGGACTTACCGAGGAAATGCGCAACGAGCTGCAGGCCAGTGTTGCCCTTGTTGAGCAGTATGAAAACAACGAAGACATCCTCGCCGGGATGTCCGACAGCGCTAGCGAACTCGACCGCATTTTGAGCGGGCTGGATGACATCGGGCTGGGTGGTCTGCGACGCGATATGGAGCTGGTCACGCGTGAGCTGGAAAAGGCGCGCGACACCAGCCTTGATACGTTTGACCCGGATCGCGTTGCTGAGCTGCAAGCGGCACTGGGCGAGCTGCGCCACGGCATGGTCGTCGGCGTTGTGCAAACCGCGCAAGACGGCCTGCGCAGCCTGCAATCCATGGCCGAAGACGGCTCGGATGCGTTCAAGGCCCTGCAGGTCGCCATTGACGCGCTGACGCTCGTGCAGGCGATCAGCGCCGTGCTCAATCAAGGCAACGGTGACCCGTACACCGCTTTTGCCCGCATGGCCGCGATGGCCGCCGCCGTGGCATCGCTGGGCGTCTCCGTTGGCGGACTGGCAGGCGGGTTCGGCAACGTCGCGCAGGACCGCCAAGACACGCAAGGAACTGGGTCCGTGCTTGGCGATGCGCAGGCGGATTCGGCCAGCATTTTGAACGCGGTTGAGATCACCGCGAACGCGACATCGCAACTTGTCGGGATCAACCGCAGCATGTTGTCGGCACTGCAAGCGATGCAGGCGGGCTTGAGCGGGGCCAGCACGTTGCTGGCCCGTGGCGCGGGAGACGTGGATTTTGCCGCGCCCGGTGCCGCGCCGCTCAATGCAATCACGCGGGGTGCGAATATCGGTGTGCAGATCTTCACCGGCGGGCTGTTCGGCGATTTGATCGCGTCGATTTCCCGCAGCGTCCTCGGTGCCCGATCCAAGATCACAGACACGGGCCTGTTGATCGGTGGCGGCCTGCTCTCGGACTTGCTTGATGGCATCACAGTGGCCGCCTACCAGGAAGTCTCTTCTCGCAGCTGGTGGTTCGGCTCAACCCATACCAACGTTGACACGCAGGCGCTCGGCGACGACGTGGCTGCGCAGTTCCAGCTGGTCTTGGACTCGATGGCGGACGCGGTTCGCTCTGGTGCACAGGCATTGGGGCTGAACATGGAGGAAGTCAACGCCGCGATTGCGGCCTACCAAATCGAAGAGATCCGCATCAGCACAATGGACCTCAGTCCAGAAGAGGCCCAAGCCGAGCTGGAAGCCGTGTTTGGGAAAATCTTTGACGGACTGGCGGGCAGCGTGGTGCCCTTCATCGGGCAGTTTCAGCAGGTCGGCGAAGGGCTTGGCGAGACACTGGTCCGCGTGGCCACTGGCGTGCAAGTCACGCAAGAAGCGGTGCGGCAACTGGGCTTCTCGCTCGACGAGACAGACCCGGAGAAGTTTGCGCAGATCAGCGAAGGGCTGATCGAGATGGCGGGCGGCATCGACGCGTTCATCAGCAGCATGTCCGACTTCGTCAACGCCTTCGCGCCGGAGTCGCACAAGTTCGAGGTCGCGCAAACCGCGCTGAACACGGCCTTCTCAGAGGCCGGGTTGGTATTGCCGGAAACCCGCGAGGGTATGTGGGATTTGATGCAGTCGCTGGATGCCACAACAGAATCCGGCCAGCGGCAGATCGCGACGTTGTTGCGTCTGGCGGGGACCGCCGACAGCTACTACACCATGCTCGAACAGCAGGCGGATGAGGCCACACAGGCCGCCCAAGACGCCGCTGCGGAGCAGCAAGCGCTGCTCGATGCGCAGGCGGACTACAGCGACTTTATCGAGAGCATCCTGCGCGAGACACAGCAGTTGAGCACCTACGCCAGCGCGATGCGCGACGTGGACGACTGGCGTACCAATGCAGTCGAGCAAGCGAACGCGCATGCCCGCGCTGCCGGTGCTGCCGGGGCGAGCGAGCAGGCGCTGGCGCTGATTGAAATGCGTGCCGCGCAGATGCGCGCGGTGGCGCTGGCGCAGCTCCGCGAGGAAACGCAATCACTGGTCGACCAACTTTACGGCGCTGGCGATGCGGACGTGGGTGAGGCGCTGACATCGGGCATCGAGTCCGCAGGCAATGCCGCTGCCGACTACTGGGAGCAACAGCGGCAGTCCGCGCTGACGCTGCAGCAGTACCTCGACAGCATGCTGCTGGGCGATACCAGCGCGCTGACGCCTGCCGAGCAATTGGCCGAGGCGTGGAATCAACTCAATGCCGCCGTGGCCTCGGGCGATGCCAGTTCGGCAACGCAACTGGCCGACGTGTACCTGCGCCTGCTGCGCGGTGCCGAGGCCAGCGGCGACGACTACAACAGCGGCTTCTGGCAGGTGCGCGAGCTGCTCCAGGGCATGTTGTCCAACGTCAGCGGAGCCACCGGCCCCACTGGCGACAACTGGGGCGGCACGATGACCGCAGGCGAGGCCGCGCAGGTCGCGGAAACCAATCGGCTCGAACTCGCCGTGCAGCTCGCCCAGCACTTGGCGGACTTCTCCAGTGCCATCGGTCAGACGGTGTGGGAGCTGATGGACAGCATGGGCATCAATCTGATGTCGCTCACCGAGGATCTGGGCATCAACCTGGACACGATCACCGGCGAGACGGTGCTGGCGCTGGTCAACATGGCCGATCTGCTGGGTGTGAGTCTCACAGACCTGACGGGCCAGATGGGTTTGACGCTGTCGGACCTGGGCGACGGAATCACCGAGCTGACGACGCAGATGGGCATCGACCTCACGTCGATGACCGTGGCCAGCACGCAGTCGCTCGCGACCTTGGCCAACCAGCTTGGCGTTGATCTGACGGAGCTGTCGGCGAGTGTCGGTGTTGACCTGGGCAATCTGGCCGACTCGCAGTCGCTGCTGAATCAGGCACTGCAAGCGGAGGTCGCCAAACTGCCAGCAGGACAAGGCACAGCGCTGAAGCCGTACTTGGACGCGATCACCAATGCGACGACCGAGGCGGATGCCAACGAAGCCATTGCCACGCTGGGAACCTACGTCAACACCTTGGCACCCGACATCCGCAACCAGCTCGCGCCCTATCTGTCGAACGTGTTCCCGGCGGATGCGATGGACGATCTGGACTACCTGTCCACGCTGTCCACGACGGCCAGCACGCAACTTGAAGTCGCCGTGCGCGCTGCCGATCTGCTGGATCGCATTGCCTCGAACACGGCCGCATCGAACAGTGCGGCCGGTGTGCCGAGTTATGCCGTTGGCACCTGGAACGTACCCGCGACAGGCCCGGCCATCTTGCACGCTGGCGAGATGGTGTTGCCGGTGCCGATGGCGAATGCGTGGCGCGCGGGGAACATCGGCGGCAATGGCGGCAGCGACGCGGCCGTGGTCGCTGAGCTGCGTCGGATTGCTGATCGTCTGGAGCGTTTGGAGCGTGTCGATGCGCAAGGCACCGAGGCGATTGTCAAAGCGGTCGTGGCCACGGGCGAGCGCAGCGATGCCGCCAACGACCGCTCGCGTGGCCAGCACGCCGCGATGCGTCGCGGGGTGACCGCATGAGCCGCCGTCGCGTTCTGTTGTTCCGCGTCTCGCGGCCGTGGTCGCGGAGCGTGCTGACGCCACCAAACGTGGAATACCTGTTTTCCAGTGATCCGGTGGTGTTCACCATCACGGACGACATCACGACGCGGTCCGCCGTGGCGCGAATCAGTGGTGCGGACGACATCGTCGTCTCGCGCAGTGCGTCGGCATGGCCGCTGGGTGGACGCAGCAGCCAACGCGCGGGGACGATTGCCTTGCTCAACGGGGATCGTCGTCTCGATTGGATGTTGGGCTCGGAAGTGCTCGGCATGGGCACTGTCGGCCCAGATTGGCGCGACGGGCGATATCAGCTCCGTTGGTGCTGGGACGACGAGGCGGCTGACCCGTCGTATTTGTGGGAAGACTGCCGTTTGTGGCAGGCGGGATTGATCGACCGGGTCAGCATGACGCCGAACAACCGCAGCATCGTGTTCGCGCTCGCCGACCCGCTGGCATGGCTGGACGTGCCCGTGCAGCCAGACCTGTACCCAGACACCTACGCCAACCCCGCTGTACGCGGCAAACCCCGCCCGCTGACGTTTGGTCTCGTGCGCTACGCGCCGGGCGTGCTGCGCTCGACGGCGATCACCGGCGATGAGGCCTTCGCCTACGACTACCACGACGGCGAGATCGAGGCTGTTACGACTGCATTCGATCAGGGCGATCCGTTTGTCGCCGGAACGGATTGGCGCTACACCGTGGACCGCCAAGGCATCAAGTTGGCCAACCAGCCAGACCGGCCTGTCTGCGCGCACGTCGAAGGTGGTGGGCTGATCGAGGCCGGTGCGCAGATCCTGCTCGGCGGCACGTTTACGACGGTCGGCGCCACCACCCGCAATGACATTGCACGGATTGCCAAGGCGGGATCGTTGGATACGGGCTACAACCCGAACGCCAACGGCTCGGTGGGCGTCATCCTCGCGCTGCCGGGACGTGTGGCAATCATCGGCGGCACGTTCACGACAATAGGAGGCACGGCACGCAACCGCATTGCTCGCCTGAACGCAGACGGCACGCTGGACACTGCATTCAACCCGGACGCGGGCAACTCTGTGCTGACGCTCGCGGCGCAGGCGGATGGAAAAATCGTCCTGGGCGGACTGTTCACGACGGTCTCTGCGACGGCCCGCAACCGCATTGCTCGCCTCAACGCCGATGGCACGCTCGACACCAGCTACAACCCCGATGCCAACAGCATCGTGCGGACGCTGGCGGTGCAAGCCGATGGCAAGTGCGTCGTCGGTGGCTCGTTCTTCAACTTGAGTGGCGTGGCGCGCAGCTACATCGCGCGAATCAACGCGGATGGGACGCTAGACACGGGCTACAACCCGAACGCCAGCACCACAGTCTACGCGCTGGCCATTCAGCCGGACGGAAAGCACCTGGTCGGCGGAAACTTCACGACCATCGCGGGCGGCTCGCGCAATCGACTGGCGCGTCTCAACGCTGACGGCACACTCGACACGACGTTCAATCCTGACGCAAACAACACCGTCAGCGTGATTGCGCTGCAAGCTGACGGCAAGATCGTCATCGGTGGCGCGTTCACGACGGTCGGCGGTGTGGCCCGCAACTACCTCGCACGACTGAACGCCGATGGCACGCTGGACACGGGCTACAACCCCGCACCGGGCAGCACCGTGTCTGCGCTGACCGTTGATGGCGATGGTCGCCTGCTGGTTGGTGGCTCATTCACCACCATCGCAGGCGGCTCGCGTAACCGCATCGCGCGGCTCAACACCGATGGCACGCTGGACACATCGTTCAACCCCGACGCCAACAACAGCGTCAGCGCGATTGCGCTGGTTGACGTGCTGACACCTGCTGACCGTCTGCCGCAGTTCGTTCAGGCTATCGTCGAGCGTGCGGACGCGACGGCCTACACCGATGGGCGTGTGGATACCGCAGCGATCACGGCACTGGACACCGCTGCGCCGTACGAGCTCGGCTGCTACCTCGATTCGCCGATCAGCGCACTGTCGCTGTTGCAGCAGGCACTGCACGGCTGGTGTGGCTGGATCGGATCAAAACGCGACGGCTCGCTGACCGTCGGTCGCCTGCGCGCACGCGGCTCCGATGTCGGATCGGTGCGGCTTACGACAGCCAATATCGTGCAGCTGACGCGCCACGACGACACGGCATCTGGATTGACTCTGCGGCTTGCCGGTCAGCGCAACTACACCGTGCACAGCGATAGCGATATTGCTGCCAGCGTGACCGGTGATGCGCGTGCTGAATTGCAGACCGAGCACACGATCAAAGTTGCCGACGTGGATCTGCCCAGCGCCTACGCGCACGCCGCTGCGGCCGAGGCGCAGCCGACGTTTCTGCAATCCGCCACCGACCTGCAGACCGAGATTGATCGGGTCGGCGCGCTGTTTGATCAGCAGATGACCTGGTACGAGATCGACGCGGCGCTGGGCGGCGAGATTGCCGAGGCGCTGGAGATTGGCGACTGGGTGCATGTCACTCACAACAGCTACGGACTCGACAGCGGCAAATGGCTGCTGCTGATGGGCTCAACGATCCGATTCCGCGGCCGCGCTGTGGCGCTGACCTTGCTCGAAATCCCTGGGAGTACTTGATTCATGTCCGCACTGATCGCATGGGAAAACCTGATCGACAACGCGGCGCTGACCGTCAAAGCGGACACCGTCGTGCATGCCGACTTCCCGCTGGCAAACCTGCAGTTGCGCGGGCTGTCGGATCGCTGCGTCATCACCTCCGGTACCGGTGGCACGGCAAAGCTCTACGTGGATCTCGGTGCCGGACATCCAGGCGTTTCGCTGATCGCACTTCTTGGCATCGACACGACCTGGATCGCGTACTACAACGCGACGATGTTCGTTTACTCGGGCGCGGATGCGATCAGCTACACGCATCGCGGCACGTTCTACCTGGGCGCGAAGCCTGCGACAAACGTCCCGATGAATCTGTATGCCGCACTGGCGGCGACGATCACGGATCGCTACCTGCGCATCGAGATCACGCCTGCCAGTGGGTTCCCGCTGTCGTTCGGTCGTCTGTGGGCGGGGCCGGTGTTGTCAATGGCCGATGGCATTGATGCCGGTTGGGCGATGACGTTCCGCGACACCGGTTCGATGGACGAAACATCCGGCAGCCAGTGGGTGGCCACTACCGGCGTCCGCACGCGGGTCATGAACGTGCCCGTCGAAGCGTTTATGGGCACTGAGACCGCATGGGGTATCAGCAGCATCACTCATGAGGCGCTGGCTGGTGATCCACCGAGCTTCGTCAGGCTGATGATGGAGTCGGGCATCACCGGCGAGGTGATCGCGATCCCGCGCACGCTCAGCCAGGCATGGATGCACCGCGCAGGCGTCTATGGTCACGTCGACCGGACATGGCAGATCGGACACAAGTCCGGGCCCTATTTCGGCAGCAGTTTCGCAGTGATCGAGGAGCGCTGATGCTCACCTTCAAGCGCGGTTCCACCTTCGACTTTTCTGGCCAGATCACAGTGACCGACGCCGGCGTCGCGGTAGCCGATTTGACGGGCTGGACCGGCACCTGTCAGTTGCGGCCGCAATCCGGCGGACTGATCGCGGATCTGCAGTTCACCTGGTTGGATGCCTCGCAACGCCTGTGCCGCATCCGCTCAACGACGAGCACGGCCGCATGGCCAGAGGGCGTTGCTGAGATCGATATTCGATTGGTGAGCCCCTCCGGCGACGTGGTGGCCACCGACACCACGCAATTGCAGATCGCCCGCGCGGTGACCCGTGCTTGAACCGCGCTACACCGCCGCCGCGACGCTGACCGGCAGCACGTCAGGCACGCTGGAGCTGCGCGCAATCAGCGCCACGCTCAGCGTGTCGCTGATGCCGTTTTTGCAGGGTCCGCCCGGCGCTGCAGCGGCGATCAGCGGTGATGGCGAGAACCGCCTTACGAACGGGTCCGATGGCGGACTGTTCGTGCCCGAACTGACGGTTGATCCCGTCGCCTACTACATCCTCGCCAAAGCCTAGGAGCGGCCATGAGCCTCGAAACCAGACTGGTTGCACTCGCCAATGCCATTGGCACCGACATCAAAGCGCTGAACACCGCGCAGGGGCTGCTGTCCAGCCTCAACACCACGGCCAAGACCAATCTTGTGGCGGCCATCAACGAAGTGCTGGCGGCAGCCAATGCGGCAGCCGGCGGCGGCGTGTCGATCAACGACGCAGCGGGCAACGGTGACACAACTGTCACGTGGTCGGCAGACAAAATATACGACGCCATCGAGGCGGCAAAAGTCGCCGTCACCAACAGCCTGGTCAACGGTGCAGCAGCGACGCTGGACACGCTGAACGAGCTGGCCGCCGCGCTGAACAATGACCCGAGCTTTGCCGCGACTATCGCGACCGAGATCGCCAACCGTGTGCGCTACGACGCCGCACAAACGCTCAGCGGACCGCAGCAGACGCAGGCGCGCAGCAACATCGGCGCGGCAGCCGCCGCAGACCTTTCAACGCTGACCGCCGGTCTTGCCAACTACGACCGCGATCTGGCGGCCGACTACGCCACCGCGAAGGCCTAAGCCATGACGCTGGAAACGCGCCTGCAAGCGCTGATCACCGCCATTGGCAGCGACATCAAGGCGCTGCAATCGGCGAGCGGCAGCGCCAACACCGCGGGCCGCATCGCCGAAGGCGCTGCACTCACGCTGTACAACAACCCGCGCACCCGTGATGCCGACTCCACCGTGCTGGCCAGCGCCCCTAGCATCACCGCGACACTGCCCGGCACGGCGACGCAGAGCTGGGCTGTTGATCCGTCGACAGATGCCTGTGTATGCCTGTACGCAGGCGGCAACGCGGTGCAGACCGGCGGCGGCGTGTGGTTCCCCAGCGTCACCTACAACGTCAGCACGGGGCAAGCCGATCTGGTGTGGCGCGCAGAGACGGAATGCGACGGCAGTGTCCTGGTGTTTGGCGTCACCGCTTGGGCAGGCTCTGGTCCACGCATCATGGTGGATGGCGTGTATTACTCGCTGTCTGGGCTGGCCAACGGGACAGGTATTGGCGCTGGCGCAGCGACCATCTATATCGCAGTGCCGTTCACGACCGCCAAGAAGCGTCGCGTTGCGCTCGAAGGCCGCTACGACATCAAGCTGGTGAGCGTGCATACGGCAGGCGACAGCGCGTGCACGCGACCGGCGGACATCGCCAGTGCGCGCATGGTGGTGCTGGGCGACTCCAACGCCGCGATGTACGGCTACGACACCAAGGGCGACTCGTTTGCGTGGGTGCTCGCCGATTGCCTCGGCCTGCGCGACGTGCAGCTCAGCGCGGTCAGCGGGACGGGTCTGCAAGCGACGAATGGCGGCAGCAACTACAACTACGTTCAGCGCGTCACCGATGTCACCGGTACGCCAGATGTTGATCTGGTCCTGATCTCGCTCAGCTGGAACGACTGGGCGTACGGCAGCGGGTTTTCGGCAGCGCAGATCAAGTCAGCGGCAGCCTCGTTGATCACGACGATTCGGGCCGCACACGCGCAGGCAGTCATTCTGTTTCATGGCATCGCGACATGGGATATCGCACCGGCTGACGAAATCGGCCTCGATGGCCACGAAGGTGCAGTCATCGAAGCGGTCACAGAGTCTGGGGACGCGCTGGTCGGGTTCATTCCGGTGCGCAGCGCGGCCGCGTCACCGATCTTCTACGGAGGATCAACAACACCTGGCACGCACGCCGCAAGGTATGTCAACACTGCGCTGGATCACCTCGGCCCCGACGGCAACCGGTATCTGGGCCGCTGGCTGGCTGACCGAGTGTTTCAAGCCCTGGTCAGCATGTCCGGCACCGACGCCCCAGCTTTACTGGCACCGCCGACGCCCAGTGCAGCATCTGCGCCGGCGAGCTACACGCAAATCGATGTCGTTGAGAGCACGCCGACGCCACCTGCGGCAGATACCGTGCGGATATTTTCGCGGTCTGTAGGTGGGCGAATGATGCCTGCCGCGATGGGGCCGAGCGGGCTGGACACGGTGTTTCAGCCGCACCTGGGCCGCAATGCCGTTTGCTGGGCGCGCCCGGTCGGAAACGGCACAGCAATCAGTGTCATGGGGATCGCGATCACGGCAACCGGCACCGCGACGGGCGCGAATGTAGGCACCACGAACCGACACACGCGGATGAAACGGATTGACTACCTGGTGGCGACGGCTGCAGCAACAGCGGTTGCCGGGTTCAGAAGTTCCGTCGCCCAGTTCAGCATCGGAGCCGCGACACCAGAAGACGGAGGATTCCACTTCATCTGCCGGTTTGGCCCTGCTACGGGCGCGACGCTAGAGACTCGGCGCGGGTTCGTCGGCATGGCGAATACCACGGCAGCACCTACCGATGCCGACCCCAGCACGGCGATGACCAACTACGTTGGCGTAGGTCACGACGCGGGTGACACCAACTATCAGATCATGCACCGCATCACGACCACGGTGACAAAGATCAACACGGGCATCCCAAAGGTGTGCAGCGCGGATCGCACCGAGGTCTATGAGCTGGCGTTATTTGCATTGCCAGGCCCGACGCAGCAAGTCGGGTACGAATTCCGACGCCTGACAACCGGCGACCGCGTGACCGGAGTCATCGCATCAAACCTGCCTGCAGTGACCACGCTGCTCGCGCCACGCGGCTGGTCGAGCGTTGGCGGCACGAGCAGCGTGATCGGCATTGCGTTGATGGGACTGACTATCGAGACGGACTACTGA